TCTCGTGATAGACAGTCTTCGGCTTTCTGCAAACACTTCGCCAGCTTTTTGTGCTGCTTGTCCATCACCACTTAACCTTATTTGCCCACCAAGCTCCGCTCATCTTTCCACGTGCAATGTTCTTCGCGTGTCTAGCCTTGAAAGCTTTGCGCCTTTTGCGATTGGCTTCTGACTCGCCCTCTCTGGCAGGACTTCCTTTCTCGCCTTGCTGACCAAAGCGTATCAGTTTTACCTTGTCACCCTCTTTGGCAAGGACTACATGAGATTTACTCGGATGACTTGGCGTGCGCTTCGGCTTGTTAAATCCAGATAAGCCATATCTTTCAAGTCGTGGGTCTTTCTTGCTCATGACTGCTGATCGTATAAAGTTTCCAGCATCATTGCTGACAAGATCGACTTAAGTTCCCTTAGATTCTCCTGTTCCTCTGGGTCAGGTCCACCGGGCCATTTTGCATAATAGAAACTTACTGACCGATGCAGAAGCCGTACAGCGTCCGCAGTGACAGTAAGTTCCCAGCAGTCATCAGTCACTTTTTCTTCCTTTTTTTGTCGCGCAACTTTTTAAGGTCAGCGGCAGTAATTTTGTCACGTGGTGGAGCCAACGCTGCCATCTTGCGTTGTTTTGCCGAGTATTTAGACTTTGGCATTACTTTTTGCTCCTCTTGGCGGCTTTGCTCAGCTCAGATTGCTTTTTGAGGACAGGGTTGCCCGTGCTATCTGACTTGATACGGATGACAGGATCATCTTCAGTGCCGACCCTAGTGACAGTGCCACCTGAGGGACCCTTGACGCTGCCTCTTTTTCCCGCAGAACCTGTAACCACGCCATAAGTTCTCACTCCGCGATAGAGCCAACTAACTCTGGTCCCTTTGCTCGGCTTTGTCTTCATTTCTTGCCACCCTTTTTCATCTTTTTCTTCTTTGGTGGACGGCCCACTTTTGAGCCGTAAGTTCCAGGACCTTGAGGCATTTTTTCAATGCGAATAATTCATTCTAAGTTATCATCTTTGTGTTAGCGGTTGGGTCATCTTCAGGCGTCGGCTTTTCAGGCTCAGGCTGTGCTTTCGGCTCAAATGATTGCAACCATTCACGCAATGCGTCGCCAGTTGGCGTTCCTTTGGGCCACTTTACATGTTTTAAGATCGCTTTGTGATCTGTGAAGCATCGCGATGAGTTTTTGGCGTAGACGGTATATACAACTTTGGGACCTTCACGCCGACGGCTTCTCTCAATCCACAGAGTCCGAGTGACAAACTTAGTTGTTTGCATTGATTGGGCCGTACCTGTTTCTTAGCTCTTCGAGGGTAACTTCACTTCCATCATCACGCACGAGTTTTTGCAGCGCCTTTTGTGGGTTCATGCCTGGTTGGCGTCGCAGCTTGTCAAAATAATCGGCCCTGCCTTTGCCTAAAGCCTTGACTCTGATGGAAACATTCTCAGGTTGTGCGATCCAATCACCATATTTCATGTCAGCCGGCACCATGCCACCTATAGCAGCACGCTCACCTTCGTCGTCTGGAGCCGAGAATGGCAGATTGTCATAGTCAACTACAGCGGCAATAGTAGATCGGCAATTGAAGTGCTGTGGTGGCTCAGGTCCCTTCCCATACTCAAACTGTTGGCCGTCAAGCGCCATACAAATAGCCGTTGTTCTTGCATCCAACGTGGCGATGTATTCATACTTTTTTGTGATGTCATTGTTCGCCTCATACACATTCATGGCAGCCGTGTTTGTCACCTGATTTACGCTTGTTCGGACAAGAGTCATGACTTGATGGTTTGCCACTGCCGTCAACTCACCACCGGCCTGCTGTAGCTGTTTCATTGACAAGCCAGCCGCTCTGACCTGACCAACTGACAATGGTGCATAGTCGCCAAACTTCAAGCGCCCTTTGAGCCGACGTGTAATCTGCGGAAGTGTCTGCCCTGACAAAAGTCCCTGTCTGACAATTTGGCCGAACAATGCAGCTTGACTTTCTGCCAAGCCACGAAAAGCTTTTGCGACTGTTTTGCCGTTCGGCAGCGTGATTGTTGTGCCTTGAGTCGCTGTCAGGTTGAATGTTGCTCGACCCACAACACCCTGGACACCAGGATCAGGCACGCCATAAACCGCTTTGTAAAGGTCATCGCTTAGTGCAACAACATTCACATCTGTAGGATCGGTCAGAACAACAGATTGAGCAAAGTCAGCCGACACCTCAACAGTATTAACAAGAGATCGCTCGCCTCTTGGCAGAACATTGCGCAGTTGCTGTGTCACGAACTCGCTTTGTAGCTCGGCGACACCTTGCAGTTGTAAGACTGTGAACTGTGTTGCATCACCGGCCCAACCATCAAGCGATGCCTTCAGTTGTGCGAGAATGCTTCTTAGTCTTGCGGCGCGAAAGAGCTGACCATCATCGTCCAACCCAAGGTCATCAATGATCCTCAGCTCATTAACAGCGCGAATGATAATATCGTTGTAAACGTTAATAATGCGCCGAGCAACACCATTGCTAAACCGATTGAGATCGATCGCGTTTCTGTAAAGCTCGGCAGGGACAGTCATTGTTCTTCTAAGCCAATATCCTCGGGGTCATATGGTGAAATGATGGAAACATCAGCGCCAGCCTCGACTGCAGCTTTCATCGCGTCAATGAAGCCATCAATAGTGTCCTGACCCTCATCAATGATCCGAACCTCTTC